TGTAGAGATGAACGACTATCTTAAAGGGTGGGTAGACCGTGCATTTGATTGGATGCGAGAAGTTCGTGCAGCGTGGGAGCGTAAAGATCTCCCAATAAAGAACTATCGTAGCAACTCAAAGATTTGCAAGACGTGTCCCATTAGGGATGCTTGCGATAAGGCTGGTCCAGGGACGTTACAAATAAAGTCCTTGGAGCCTATCGATGAAACATTGTCAATGGTGTGATAATCAATTTAACGCATCTGTAAGTTATCAAATTTATTGTTCGCCAGAATGTCGTGAGCAAGCAACTAAAGAAAAGATAGCAGAAAGATACGCTAAAAATAGAATTGCCAAGCGTTCAAAGAAGAACAGAAAATGTAAAAATTGTGGATCAAGTTTATCTATGTATAATGATGCACAAACCTGTACTGCTTGCGAGATTAATCCATTGGATGTTTCAAAAGCTCTCAAAGAAATAAAGGGTATTGCTGATGGTAAAATTGAGCTTGATTAATACCCAACCAAAGACCGTTTGTGCTATTGATGCAAGCACAAATAGTTTGGCATTCGCTATCTTTGAAGACAAATCTTTAGTTAGATTTGGAAAGATTAATTTTACTGGTCGTAATACATATGATAAAGTTGGAGATGCTGCAAAGAAGTGCGTAGCATTTTTCAAACAATTTAACATTGACTCTATTGTAATTGAGCATACAGTATTCATAAATAGTCCTAAGACTGCTGCAGACCTTGCATTGGTCCAGGGTGCTATGCTTGGGGCAGCTCAAATCAATGGTATAAAGATTGCTGGATCGGTTAATCCAATTACTTGGCAATCGTTTATTGGGAACACGAAACTCTCGGCGGTAGAAAAGCAACAGCTTCGCAAAGATAATCCTAATAAGTCTGAGTCTTGGTATAAGGGGCAAGAACGTGAAATTAGAAAACAAAAAACAATACGCTATGTTAGCACGTATTATAATAAGTCTATTAGTGATAATGACGTTGCAGATGCTATCGGAATTGGTCACTGGGCTATCCACAATTGGGAGAGGGTTGACAAATAGGCTTATGGGTGGTAAACTGTATACTAGTGAAGCTTGGCTACGCAAGCGTTATTATGTTGATCGTAAGACCCCAGAACAGATTGCAAAAGAGTGCGGCGTTAGCGTAGAAACAATTTATGTATATCTGGCAAAATTTGGATTAAGGAAGAGTAAGCGATAATGGCACGACGTAAGATAGAAAATACCACAGTTTTTGTAGACCCCTTTGAGCGTGTTCACTCAATGCAGTATGAGAACTTCACAATTGAGCGTGGAGACCTAATCAAGATTACTGGTGAGTATGGAACTCGTTTTAAGTTTGAGTCCGTCACAACTAATCCTAAGAACGGTGCGGTATGGGTAGACTGCTTTGAGATGCACCGTGGACAAACAGGACCGTACCGCTCATTCTCTATTGACCGTGTAAAGCGAATTCCTAAGCGTAGACCAAGGAAGGCTAAAAAGGTATGACAAACTTTGAAGACCTAACAGTGGAGCACCTTGACGAAATGAACAAGGTTGTAGAACGCTATTTGCAAGGTTCGGATCCTACACAAATTTCTAAAGAGCTTGCTCTTCCACGACAGAAGGTTGTAGCACATCTTAACCAATGGAAGGCTATGGCTGCAGACAATGCCGCTATCCGTGCTCGTGCTAAAGAAGCACTTGTTGCTGCAGACACACATTATAATCACCTTATTAATAAAGCCTACGAAGTTATTGACGAGGCTACTACTGTTGGAAACCTTGGTGCAAAAAACGGAGGCATCAAGCTAGTTCTTGATATTGAGTCTAAGCGTATTGATATGCTACAGAAGGCTGGTCTGCTTGAGAACAAAGAACTCGCAGAAGAGATGCTTGAGATTGAACGTAAGCAAGAAGTATTGAAAGAAATCCTTAAAGACATTGCTGCAGAACACCCAGAGATTCGTGACAAGATTATGCGTAGACTATCTGACGTGGCACGAAAGGGAGAAGTGATCACTGTTGTCAGAGATGTTTGATGAATTCTTTGAGGTACTTCAAGACAGCCCATTTGAAGAAATCCCTGTAGATGCTCGTACATTTGTTGAGGGTGAAGATTATCTGGGGCAGCCACAGCTATCAGAAGTTCAGTATGACATCGTAGAGGCTATGAGCCAAATCTACAAGCAAAAAGATTTGATGGATATTATGGGTACTGAAGAAGGTGCTCGTTATTATAAGAAGTACACAAAGAATGAGGTCATCCTTCAACTTGGCAAGGGTAGCGGTAAAGACTTCGTATCTACAGTAGCGTGTGCATATATCGTATACAAACTTCTTTGCCTAAAGGATCCAGCTCGTTACTTTGGCAAGCCACCAGGCGATGCCATTGATATTATTAACGTGGCTATCAATGCACAACAGGCTAAGAACGTCTTCTTCAAGGGGTTCAAGACTAAGATTGAAAAGTCTCCCTGGTTTGCTGGCAAGTACTATGCCAAGGTAGATAGTATTGAGTTTGACAAAACAATTACTGTTTACTCAGGTCACTCAGAACGAGAATCTCACGAGGGTCTAAACCTTATCCTAGCCGTCCTTGACGAGATCTCTGGATTCGCTAGTGAAGTTGCTACAGGTAATGAGCAGGGTAAGACCGCAGACAACATATATAAAGCCTTCCGTGCATCTGTAGATTCACGTTTCCCAGACTTGGGCAAGGTAGCCCTACTATCCTTCCCTCGTTATCCTGGAGATTTTATTTCACAGCGATATGAGGATGTAATTGTAGACAAAGATATTGTTACAAAGACTCACAAGTTTATTATGAATCCAGATCTTCCAGAAGATGCAGAAGGAAATTCATTAGAAATTTCGTGGGATGAAGATACAATTATTAACTATAAGTATCCTGGCGTATTTGCACTAAAGCGTCCTACTTGGGTAGTTAATCCTACTCGTAAGGTTGACGACTTTAAGCTTGCATTTTATACCGATCTTGGAGATGCTATGCAACGTTTTGCGTGTGTCCCAACATTCTCGTCAGATAGATTCTTCAAGCAGACAGAAAAGCTTCAGGATGCTATGACAATTCGTAATCCATTGGATAGTAACAGAAGATTCGACGAGACATTTGTTCCAGATCCAGATAAGACATACTTCGTCCACGCTGACCTTGCACAGAAGCACGACAAGTGTGCTGTTGCTATTGCTCACGTAGAAAAGTGGGTAAACATTCAAGTAATTAAAGACTATGAGCAAGTAGCACCTATTGTAGTAGTAGATGCTGTAGCCTGGTGGGAACCACGTATTGAAGGTCCAGTCAACCTGTCAGAAGTTAAGCAGTGGATCCAAAACCTACGCAGACTTGGCTTTAATATTGGAATGGTTAGCTTTGACCGCTGGCAGTCATTTGATATTCAGAATGAATTAAAGCAAGTAGGAATGAAAACTGAGACTGTTTCTGTTGCCAAGAAGCATTACGAGGATATGGCAATGCTTGTGTATGAAGACAGGCTCGCTATGCCTATGATTGACCTACTATTTGAAGAGTTGTCAGAGCTAAAGATTGTTAAGCAGAACCGTGTAGATCACCCTCGTAAGTCTTCTAAGGACTTGGCAGACGCTGTGTGTGGTGCTATCTTCGGTGCTATCTCTCACACACCTAAAAATAAGAATGAGGTTGTAGAAATCCACACATTTAGGAGTAGACCAAAAGCAGAACTTGCGGAACGTCCTAAAGGTGTGATAGAATATAAATCCGTACCAGACGATGTTCGGGATTATCTTGAACAGTTTAAAATGATTTAGGAGCAAGGTTGAATCCAAGCATCGTTTATTTTTCTAACTATTCTGGAAATACAAAAAGGTTTGTAGAAAAGTTAGGTTTAGAGGCTATTAGAATTCCAATTAGTGATTCTAATGACCCAATAATAGTACAGGATCCATATGTACTATTTGTTCCAACCTATGGCGGTGGTAGCGAAGGTCACGCAATTCCGAGACAAGTTCGCTCATTCCTAAATGAAGCAGCTAATAGAAATAGGCTCATAGGCGTTGTAGGTCTTGGCAACACAAACTTTGGAGAGCACTACTGCAAGGCTGCAGACTTAATTGCAGCTAAGACTGGTGTACCCATTTTGGGCAGGGTAGAGATATTCGGCACAGACGAAGACGTAATCAATATAAAAGAAAGGCTGGCGATGCTAGATGACAAGTAACTATAGTTACCACGAACTAAATGCAATGCTGAATCTCTACGACGAGAATGGTCAGATTCAGTTTAACAAGGACAAGGAGGCTGCAAGAGCATACTTTCTTGATCACGTTAATCAAAATACTGTCTTCTTCCACAGCCTTGAAGAAAAGCTTGACTACCTTGTAGAGAATGAATATTACGAAAAGGAAGTCCTAGACAACTATGACTTTGAGTTTATTAAGTCATTGTTTAAGATTGCATACGGATACAAGTTCCGCTTCCCAACATTTCTTGGGGCATATAAGTTTTACACATCATACGCACTCAAGACATTTGATGGCTCACGCTATCTAGAGCGTTTTGAAGATCGTGTATGTATGAACGCACTGATGCTTGCAGGTGGAGATAAGAAGTTTGCCACCTCTCTAGTTCACGAGATCATCAGTGGTCGTTTCCAGCCAGCTACACCAACCTTTCTCAATGCTGGCAAGAAGCAACGTGGTGAGTTTGTTTCTTGCTTCCTACTCCGTATTGAGGATAATATGGAATCAATTGCTCGTGCGATCAATTCCTCCCTCCAACTTTCAAAGCGTGGTGGTGGTGTAGCCCTAAACCTTACAAACCTTCGTGAGACAGGAGCACCTATCAAGAAGATTGAGAATCAGTCCTCTGGTGTTCTCCCTGTTATGAAGTTGCTAGAAGACTCATTCTCCTACGCTAACCAGCTGGGTGCTCGTCAGGGTGCTGGAGCGGTGTATCTTAATGCACATCACCCAGACATTATGCAGTTCCTAGATACCAAGCGTGAGAATGCAGACGAGAAAATGCGAATTAAGACACTATCTATTGGTGTCGTAATACCCAACATCACACTTGAGTTGGCTAGAGAGAATGCAGATATGTACCTATTCTCGCCATATGATGTTGAACGTATCTACGGTGTACCAATGAGCGACATCTCAATTACTGAGAAGTATGCAGAAATGGTTGACAACCCTGAGATTCGTAAGAGCAAGATCAAAGCTCGTGTTCTATTCGAACGCATTGCTGAATTGCAGTTTGAGTCTGGGTATCCATACATTGTCTACGAAGACACGGTAAACGAAGCAAACCCTATCGATGGTCGTATCAATATGTCTAACCTCTGCTCAGAGATTCTTCAGGTTAACACACCTACTACATACAATGCAGACCTAAGTTACGACCAAATTGGTAAGGATATCTCTTGCAATCTTGGTTCACTTAACATCGCTGCAGTTATGGATGGGCAAGACTTCGGAAGAACCATTGAGACTTCTATCCGTGCTCTTACAGCGGTAGCAGACCTTTCGTACATCGAATCGGTTATGTCTATTGCTGAGGGTAACAAGAAGTCTCGTGCTATTGGTCTCGGTCAGATGAACCTACACGGCTACCTTGGTCGTGAGAAGATCCACTACGGTTCTGAAGAAGGTGTTGACTTTACCAACATTTACTTCTATACTGTTCTATACCACGCTCTCCGTGCATCTAACAAGCTTGCTAAAGAGACTGGTAGCCCATTCGATGGATTCGAACGTAGCAAGTATGCTACAGGAGAGTTCTTCGATAAGTACATCAATCAGGAATGGAAGCCAGCAACTAAGAAGGTTGCAGACTTGTTTGCTAAGTCAAAGATTGATATCCCAACTCAGCACGACTGGTCAGACCTTGCTAAGTCTGTAAAGAAGCACGGTCTATACAACCAGAACCTACAGGCTGTTCCACCAACTGGTTCGATTAGTTATATTAACAACTCAACCAGTTCGATTCACCCAATTGCATCACAGATTGAAATTCGCAAGGAAGGTAAGCTTGGTCGTGTCTACTACCCAGCACCATTCCTTAACAACGACAACCGTGAGTACTTTGCCGATGCATACGAGATCGGACCAGAGGCAATTATTGACACCTACGCTGCTGCAACACAGCACGTAGACCAGGGACTATCCCTTACCCTCTTCTTCAAGGATACTGCCACGACACGTGACGTGAACAAGGCACAGATCTATGCGTGGAAGAAAGGTATCAAGACAATCTATTACATTCGCATCCGCCAGCTCGCCCTAGAGGGAACTGACGTTGAGGGTTGCGTAAGCTGTATGCTTTAGGAGGCAAAATGATTACAAGACCAATTAACTGGAATAAGATAGAAGACCCTATCGACCTTGAAGTATGGAACCGTCTCACAGCCAATTTCTGGCTTCCTGAGAAGGTCCCACTCTCAAATGATGTTCAGTCTTGGGCTACACTACACGAGGACGAAAAGATTCTCACAATGCGTGTATTCACAGGACTTACAATGCTGGACACAATCCAGGGTACAGTGGGGGCAGTCAGCTTAATCCCTGACGCTCGTACACAACACGAAGAAGCAGTACTAACAAACATTGCATTTATGGAATCGGTTCACGCTAAGTCCTACTCAAGCGTATTTTCTACACTATGCCTGACGGAACAGATTGATGAAGCATTCCGTTGGAGCGAGGACAATGAGTACTTGCAGAAAAAGGCAGAGATTGTTCTCTCCTATTACAACGGAGACGACCCACTCAAGCGTAAGATCGCTTCTACACTACTAGAATCGTTCTTGTTCTACAGTGGATTCTACCTCCCAATGTATTGGTCAAGCCGTGCAAAGCTTACCAACACTGCTGACCTTATCAGACTTATCATTCGTGACGAGGCTGTACACGGTTACTACATTGGATACAAGTTCCAGCAAGCATTTGCTGAACTAGAGCAAGAAGAAAAGAATGAGTTGCAGGGATACGCATACAGCCTTCTTATGGAGATGTATGACAACGAATGTAAGTACACAGCAGATCTCTACGACCCTATCGGTCTTACAGAGGACGTAAAGGCATTCCTTCGATACAATGCAAACAAGGCTCTTATGAATCTTGGATTCGATGCATTGTTCCCCAAGGAGACCTGTAACGTAAACCCTGCTATTCTCTCAGCACTATCGCCTAACTCAGATGAGAACCACGACTTCTTTTCTGGCTCAGGCTCTTCCTACGTTATTGGCAAGCACGAAAGCACTACCGACGACGACTGGGACTTCTAAACATAAGAGATTGGGCTGCTTTGGCAGCCCTTTCTTTTTGCAAAGAAATGGTATAATTATATAGTTAAGCTTCCCCAGCTTAACAAAGGAGTGAAGGGAAATAAAAAGAGCTGTTGCCTATACTGGTTTAATCTCTTTAATGACAATATTCTTTGTCATTGCCTTTGCTGTACCTGCAAAATCTGAAATTGAGCAGGGGCTATATGTGGACGTTTATACCTACAGCCCAGAATATTTGCCAGAAAGACAGCCATATACGCTCTGTAAGGACAGCGTAGAGACAACTTGGACATCAGTTACCAATGTTAATCACGACTGGTACGGAGACATAGTAGCAGGATGCCAGGGGGATTTTGTGCTCATTCATTATTACGGATACATCACTATGCCAATCACAGGTGAAGTTACATTTCAATCATTAGCAGACGATGGATTTTTTATGACAATAAATGATCAAATAGTTATAGATAATTGGTGGCTAAAGGGCTGCTCAGGAGGACAGGGAATACATTACTTTGAAGAAGGAATAAGTCAAAAGATAGATATTTGGTGGTATGAATATGGTGGGGGAGCTTGCAATATGCTTTACACATACACAGAAGAACTAGGATATAATACATTGCCCGATGAAGTATTTACAAGAGATGCAATTCCAGTGGTTGTTGAGCCTACCCCAGAACCCACACCTACACCAACAGAAGAGCCTACACCAGAGCCTACACCCACTGAGCAGCCCACAGAAGAGCCAAAGCCACAACCA